GTTCGCGCCCGGCACACCGCTCCGCCCGTCGCCGATCAACCGTGTCCGCGACACCGGCCGCGCCGAACCACGCCTGTTCGAGCTGCCCATCAGCACGAACATCAACTTCGCGGCAGCGCCCTACGTCCCCTGGCGGATCCTCACCGAAGCCGCCGACATGCCGCTGTTCCGCAAGTGCATCGAACGCCGCAAAGGCATCTGCGACCTGGACTACTCGATCACAGTCGACCCCAAAGCTGTCGCCCGCGAGGCCGCCGGCGCCGGTCAGCACGAGAAAGACGTCGAAGCGGCGATGCGGGACAAGTACGCCGCTGACATCGCCCGCGTCTCCGACTGGCTCGCCAACCCCGACGCGCAGAACGACCAGGACTGGACGGCATGGACGAAAGCGCTGATGGAAAACCGGCTTGTCTACGACGCGGTAGCGGTCTACCCGCAAGTCAGCTACGGCGGTGACCTCCTGGCCCTCCGCGTCGTGGACGGGTCGACGATCAAGCCGCTGCTCGACGAGTACGGCGCCCGGCCCGCACCGCCGTACCCGTTCTGCCAGCAGATCCTGTACGGCTTCCCCCGCGGCGAGTTCACCGCAACCGTCGTGCCCGACGCAGCTGGCAACCCCGTCGTGCCCGGGTTCGCGTCCGACGAGATGCTGTACGAGCGGACGATCTACCGGCCGAAAACCCCCTACGGCATGTCGGCGACCGAGATCGCGCTACTCGACGGCATCGTGTGGATGCGCAGGATGGGGTGGATCCTCGACGAGTACACCGAAGGGTCAACGCCGTCGACGTGGCTGGAGATGGGCCCCGGCGTCACATGGGACACCCATCAGTGGGAGGACTGGCTCCGGGCGCTGAACGACAAACTGGCCGGGAACACTGCGGAGCGGCTGAAGATCCGCCTCGGCCCGCCAGGCGCGAAGCTGGTGCAGAACCCCGAGGTAGCTGAGCGGTACAAACCCGACTACGACATGTTTTTGGTCAAGCTGGTCGCTGGTGACTTCGGGCTGACTGCGACTGAGCTTGGGTTCCCTGAGGTCGGCTCGCTAGGCGCATCGTTCCACGAAGGCGAAGAGGACGTTCTGAACCGTGTCACCCGTATCCCTGATGCGGGGTGGGTGTCGCGGATAGCGACGAAGCTGGCACGTCGTCACCTGGGCATGCCGAGTGTGCTGATGGTCAAGATCCTCGGTCTTGACTCCGAAGACGAAGCTGCGGCGGACGCGGTTGCGCAGAATCAGACGAGCAGCGCGCGGCTGACGCTGAACGAGGACCGGGCGCGCCGTGGTGAGCCTGCGTATGACTTCGCTGAGGCTGACATGCCGATGCTGATCAGCGACCGCGGCATCGTGTTCATCCAAGGATCGAGCCAGATGGCGCCACCGGGGACGCTGATTCAGCCTGCGTCGGTCAAGCCCGGTGATCCTGGTGACTCGGCGTCCGGTGCGCCAGCTGGCCAGCCTGAGCCTCCGCCAGATGGCCAGCCGCCGAAGACGCAGCAGCCAGCCAAGCCGTCCGCGCCGGCCGGTAAGTCCGCGGCTGAGCTCGTAGACGCTGAGGACGAGGTGCGGGCCTACCGCAGGTGGGCTGCCAAGGGCGCACCGCGCGGTGTGTTCATCTGCAACGTCATCACCAAGGCGTCCGCGCCCGGGCTCGCCCCCGACCTGGCCGCTGATCAGCGGGTCGTGTTCAAGGACTCCGGCGGTGATGCTGGCCCAAAAGCAGCCGGGAGTGGCCGGGCTGGCGATGGGATCTTGAGCTTGTGAGCGTCTACGCGCAGCAGATCCGCCAGGCCCTCATAGCCGCGATCGACGTGAGTGCGCTCGCCCGGCTGTGGTATGCGCTGCACCCCAAAGGCACCGGCGACGTGTCACGGCCGGTCCTCCGCGAGTTCCTGAGCCGCGCCCGCGAAGCGCTCGATCAGGCGCTGCAGCGGGTGCTCGGCCGGCTGTGGCCCGAAGCGTGGGTACTGGGCGAGAAGAGCGCTCAGGCGCTCACAGCAGGCCTCGAAGACGTCGACTGGGGCACGTGGACACCAGGCGACGCTGAAGCCGCTATGGAAGTCGCAGGACCCGGGCTGCGGCAGCTGCTGCAGGAGTCAGGGATCGTGATCCGCTCGATCGCTGAGACGCGGCTCGAGGAACTGTCGGATGTCCTCGAGCGGAGCCTCGCGTCGAATGAGACTGTGCGGCCGTTCAACGGCCCGAAGCCGCTGACACTGTCGGTGCAGTCCCTCGCTGATGAGCTGGAGAGCGTGCTCGACAACCCGGCCCGGGCTGAGCTCGTCGCTCAGGCTGAGATCGCCCGTGCCCAGTCCGCAGCTGCGATGCGGATCTACGCCGAGAACGGCACGACCGAGGTCGACTGGTCGACCGCGCTGGATGCGAAGGTGTGCCCGCGTTGCGACGCGAACGCCGCGCAGGGCCCGGTGCCGATCGGCACCGCGTTCGTATCCGGAGCGAAGATGCCGCCGCAGCATCCCCGGTGCCGGTGCGCGCTGCTGCCCGTGCTCGCATCGAGGGCCGCATGAACGCGGTCAGGATCTGCCCGAAGTGCCTGCGGATCGAGTGGTACCGCAGACCGGACGGCCGCTTGCGGTGCACCTGGTGCAAGTACATGGAACCCGCATGAGCCGGACCACGCGTGTGCTGGTTGTCTTCGGCGGCGTCGCCGTCACCGCCATCATCGTCGTCTTGATGTTCACCGGTCATGGTGTTGTCGGTGACCTGTTCGGCTGGCCGGCCACATGGGGCACGGGCGGGAACATGGTGGCGTGGGTGATCTGCGGTGCGATCGGCGGCGGGTGGCTGCACGGCAAGGAACAGGCGCGGCATCTGCAGAAGATGGCTCAGGCCGCGCGGCATCACACCGAGCAGATGCAGCAGCTGACAGCGCAGCATCTGGAGCTGCGGCAGCAGCTCGCGGCGCACACTGCCGCGATCAAGGACCACGTCACCCGGCAGGCAGGCGGCAATGAAGATCACTGAGAAGCCTGATGGCACCGTCACCGTCGACACCGGCCGCACGGGTGCGGCTAAGAGCCGGTGGGACGGTGAGACGATCTTCGTAGGACCGCTGGCCAAGGCTGAACCCGAACAGCGGTACACCCTGAACGTCATCTACCCGGCGAACAAGGCCGACGTCGCCCGGGCCATGGACAAGCACCGCGACTTCGCCTCACCGGCCGTCGTGGAAAAGGCCGCATGGGACTACATGCGGAACTACCGCAACGTCGGCATGTGTCACACCGCTGAGCAGGCCGCGAGCGTCGGCGTCGAGCTGCTGCAGAAGGACGCCGCGGACCTGGTCGAGTCGTATATCTACCGGGGCCCGGACTGGCAGGTGTCGGATGACCTGCTGATCAAAGCGGGAGACTGGCTGGGTGGTTTCATCTGGGCCGAGCCGGTGTGGAATGCGATTAAGGCCGGGAAGCTCAACAGCACGTCTGTTGAGGGTGGCGCGAAGCGGCGGAAGCCGTCCAAGGAAGCTCTAGCGAATCTGAGGACCTGAACATGGACGACACCGACACCGCCGAGGACGAGCTGACTGAGTTCGAGACGATCGAGGTCGAGAGCATCAAGGCTGTGCCGTCAGGCGCGAACGGCTTCCCGCATCTGATCATGAAAGGCGTTGCCGCCGAACCCGGCGCCGATGACGCGTACCGGTCCGCGGTCGACCTGGCCGTCAAAGCCGTCGTCAACGGCCAGATCGACCAGGCCCCCGACGTCGCCGTCGGCCAGCAGATCATGCACCTCCTCGGCCAGGCGATCATCAACGAAGCGCAGGAAGTCAGCGCCGGAGCGTACGGCGAGACGAGTGACGTGTCGCTGCTCACCCGCGCTGCGGACATGATCGGCCGCTGGTGCGCCGGTGAACAAGGCGGCTGCGGCTGCTGCCCGGACTGCACCGGCCCTGGCTGCGGCTGCTGCTGGGACTGCCCGAGCCAGCTGATGCAGTCGGCGTGGTCGTATGAGGCGGATGAGGTGGCGAAGGCGCCGCGTGAGTTCTCGGCGGCTGAGCGGGAGAAGCACGCCAAGGCAGGTAATGCGCTGCCTGACGGCTCGTACCCGATTCCGGACAAGGATGCGCTGCGGCGGGCCGCGATCCTGGCCAGGTCGGGTCACGGGAACGTGGCCGCGGCTAAGAAGCTGATCGCTAAGCGAGCGAAGGAGCTGGGGGTGCCTAACCCCTTGGACGACGAGAGCGACGACACCAGCAAGAGCGTGGTTGCGGAAGGTGAGACCACCGTGCACACTGACACCCAGGGAACCGGGGCACTGACCAAGTCAGACCTCGACGCCGCTATCGCAAAGGCCATTGAGCCGCTGAAGGCAGAGAACGCGTCTCTGCGGGCGGAGGTGGCGAAGGTGAAGGCGACACCGATCCCGGGCGGCCCTGTGCTGTCCGCCAACGCACGCCCATTGGGGTCTGCGCAGTCGGCGGAGGCTGAGGATTACGCCGCCAAGGCAGCGAAGGCCCGCTGGCAGGCTGAGAACGCCACCAGCCCGGGTGATCGCCAGGGATTCCGCCAGCTCGCCCGCGAGTACGACGAGGCAGCCAAGCGCACCACTGTGACGCCGGCTGGATGACGTCCGCTCCCGGGCAGCTCACTTCACCCGGGAGCGACATCATGCCCACCAAGCAGGACCTGTTCGGCGGCTCACGTTCTGGCGTGAGCTGGGCGCCTGAGTACGGCACCAACCTTGAGGTGAGCCGGGCGTTCAACGAGTATCTGGAAGACCTCGACAAGGGCATCGGCCGGCACGAGGAAGGCCGCGACTACTTCCCTGGCCAGGGCAAGATCATGAAGGGTGTCCGGCCGCCGAAGGGCTACAACGACACCCGGGCCGCGAACCTCGCCACCCTCGACACGCTGACCAAGAGCCTTTCCGCCGGCCAGCTCGCCGGGATGAGCAGCCAGCTCGAGGCGATGAAAGAGAACCTGGCCAAGGACTGGGATTCCTCGTTCCCCGAGACCGGGTCACTCCTCGGGCTGACCACGTTCGCCGCGAACCTCGCCCCCGTCGACCTCGAGGGCCCGGCGAAGCTGCTGGTGCCGCGGGAGACGCCGGTCCTGAACGCGATGCCGCGGGAGAACGACGGCATCGGTTCCGCGCTCCAGTACCGGCGGATCCTGGGCTGGAGCAACTCGGGTGTCGGCGGCGTGCCGGACCTGATGCCGTTCATGGCGTCGGAGTACCCGTCCGCGCAGTCGACGAACAACCTGCCGGCATTCGGCGGGTACTCGAACACCAGCGGCGGGGTGGCGTCCGGCGGCCTGGGACTGCGCCGCGGCGCGAAGATCACCTATACGGCAGACGCCCACCAGATCGGCTACACCGAGCTGTCGCTGTCCGACGTCGTGAGCACGAAGCAGTACTACATCGGGCAGGGCTACCAGGACGTCCGGCAGCTGTCCGCGACCGCGCTGCTGTGGGCACACAAGGGCGGCGAAGAGCGCGCCATGCTGTATGGCCGCGGCCCCACCGCGGGCGGGTACACCGGGCCGATCAGCGCGCCGGGCAACCCCACTGTTGCCGCGGCGACGGGCACCCTGATCACCGCGGGCACCTACTACGTGGTGATCACCGCTGTCGGGTCCGGCGGCGAGTCGGTGACCAACGCCGCGCAGCAGTCCGTCACCACGTCCGGCGGGAACCTGGCGATCTCCGTCACCCTCCCGTCGCTGCCGTCCGGTGCGACTGGGTTCAACATCTACTGCTCGATCGCGTCGGGCACCGGCGGCCCGTACTACTTCCAGCAGTTCGTGTCCGGCGGCTACGCAGGCACCGCGATCATCCTGACAGCGCTGCCGGTCAGCACGAGCCCGTCGCTGCCGTCGATCGCGGCCACCGGTGACACCACGGCCAACCCCAACGGGTACGACGGGATGCTGACCACGTTCCTGAACCCCTCGGTATCGGGTTACGTGGGCACGTACGCGACCACGGGCACCGCCACCACAACCGTCAACTCGGTTGGCGGGATCACCCTCATCGGCGGGACGGCGCCCACGCCATGCGGGGACGCGCCGTGGCAGAAGGCGTTCGCGACCCTGTACGGGGCGTCGACCGAGGCGGGGAACTACGCCATGTCGACCGGCGGCCTGGCGTCCACGGTGTGGCCGTGGGCCGGGGCCGGGACTGCGTACGGACAGAAGCTGCTCAGCCGCCCGCAGACGGTATACGTCGACGGGGCGATCCGCGCGGCGATGGGCCAGTTCGTCCGCACTGCGGCGGGCGGATCAACGGCGTACCGGATCTGGATGCCGACCGGTGAGGCCACGTCCGGGATGAACGTGGGCGCGATCGTGAACGGCGTCGCGAACCAGGTCACCGGTGACATGGTCGACTTCGACGTTCACCCGTATATGCCAGTCGGCGCGAGCATCATCTGGACAAAGACGCTGCCGTTCCCTGACAGCGAGGTCACGAACACGGTCGTGGCCAAGAACGTGCAGGACTACCTGTACCAGATGTGGCCGCAGATCCAGTTCACCTACGACGCCTCGACCTACCAGATGGGGACGCTCGTGTTCTACGCCCCGGCGTGGAGCGGCGCGCTGGTCGGGCTGCTGCCATGATCCGGCGGTTCTCGGCGGTGGTCCAGGTGAAGACTACGACGGTCAGCGGCCACGCGGTCCTGACCGAGTCCGGTGTGTCGGTGATGGGCCGTGACGGCGCGGCGTCGCAGACGGTGACCTGATGGCACCCCCGGCGCAGGTGTTCCCGTTCACCGGGCCCGGCACGGCGGCGCCCGCGCCCGTGGCGCCCGCCGTGCCGGCCACGACCGTGGCCGCGCAGAACGTCAACGCCTACCCGGTCCAGGTAGTCATCACCGCGAGCGGCGCCACGATCACCGGTGTGTCGGTCAACGGGGTCACGGCCGGGACCGCGGCCGGGACCTACGCCGTGCCGGCGTACGGGTCCATCTCCATCGCCTACACCGGAGGGCCGCCCACCTGGGCATGGTCCAACGCGACCGCCGTAGCGGTCCCGGTCAACGGCAACTCGGCCACCTGGAACGCGACCAACAGCACGCTGACCGACACGGTGACCGCCGGCGCCGCGTTCCTCGCGTCGTTCGCCGGCCAGGCGTACGCGTTCCTGAACACGCCGCTCCCGGGCTGGCTGTCCGGCAATCCGTCGTAGAGAGCGAGGACAGATGCCGAAGGTCCTGATCGCGGAGGGCTGCCGGGAGATCGACTACGGCGGCCGCCGCCACTACGCCCTCGGCGGCCAGAAGGGCTACATGAAAGGCGGCCTGTTCGAGATGAGCGACGCCGCCGCCAGGCAGGCTGTGCGTCTCGGCGGTGCGGTCGCGCCGGCCATCGACGCGACCCGCCGCGGGATCGGCTGGCGGTGCCCGGGCTGCGGGTTCGGCTCGTTCGTGCGGCGGTGCAGCAAGTGCGGCACGGAATGCGTGCGGGAGTGAGGTGCGTCGTCGTCGCGCCCGCAGCGGCGCGCCCGTACCCGGGGGAGATGCCTGTGCCCGTCCATGAGGCTGGTGTAGGTGTCGCCGATCCCGGCTGGCGGCCCGGGCCGGCCCCGGACACTGACGCGGACATTCCGCCGTCAGCCGGCCGGACCTGCTCAGAGACCACGAAAGCCGGGACACCCTGCAAGGGCCGCGCCGGGCCGGACGGCCTGTGCGCCGCGCACAAGGAGCGGTGATGGGCGAGATCAGGCAGGTAGCGCCCGACCCGGCGCCGCTGCGTTACCTCGTCGGCCGGCTGGGGTACCGCGACGGCTACCGGATCTGGCTCGAAGACGACTACGACCGCGGCCAGGGCAGCAACGGCCTGACCCTGATCATCAGCATCACCGGGAAGAACTCCTACCCGCCGCACGAGCGCGTCTCGGTCAGCCACCTGTTCCCCGTGCCGCCAGCCGCATACGACCACCGCTCGTGGCAGCGGTGGCTGTTCGACCGGCTCGGCGACGTCGACCTGCACGAGCGCTGCGAGTGGTTCACGATCGCCGACTCTCCCGGCAGCGCGCACGTCGTCCACCCGTACGCGCCGAGTCACGGGCCCGGCAATGACCCGTACCTGGTGCGCGAACTCGGCACCGTCGAGGACGTCGAGACCAGCTTCCGGGGGGAGCGTGGCGGATGACAATCCCTGTCCTGATCCCGCCAACACAAGCCGAACTCGCCGTCCCCTATCTCACCCCGGCCGGATTCGCCGCCTACCCCACCTGGCTCGACCTGGACAACCTCATCCCAGGCGGCGTCGCCGCCTTGCAGACCGACGAGCTCGCCGAGGCGCTGCTGTCCGCCAGCGACTGGGCGGTCGGCGTGGTCGAGAACATGCCGCTGCACGCCCACTGGGTGCAGAACGAAAACCAGATCATCCGCCCGGGCAACGGCGGCAAGGTCTATGTGCGGCCCCGCCACATCCCGGTCCGGGCGATCACAGCGCTGTCGTGGGGTTGCGACCCGTCGATGATGTCCGCCGTCAGCCTGCCTGACGCGAGCATGTGGGTTGAGGACGGCCGGATGATGTCGTTCCGGCCCGGCGGCGGCGTGCAGACGTTCCGCGGGCCCGCCATCCAGTTCGGGCCGTCCGCCAGGCCGTCGACACCGGTTTATGTGACCTGGTCGTATGTTGCGGGCTACCCGAACACGACGCTGAACGTCTCGTGCACGTCGGGTGCCGCGTCGGTGACGGTGACCGACCCGGCCGGGATCCTGCCTGGTGATGTGCTGCGGATCTACGACGCCGGGGACACCTCCAGCACGGTCGGCGCGAGTGAGGCGCTGACGGTGGCCGCCGCCTACACCCCGGCCACGCCCACGATCCCGCCGGCGCCGGTGAGCATCCCCCTCGCGGCGAACACGCAGTTCGCGCACGCGGCCGGGATCGGGATCACCGGCTTCCCGCGGAAAGTCATCCAGGCGGTGATCGCATACACCGTCGCGTTGCTGATGCGTGACGACACGTCCGCGCAGCGGCCAGCGACCGGGTTCGGGCCTGTCGCGGGCGGCCGTGCGGAGGCTGGCCG